ATTCATGGGGTTATAATTGATGATATGGGTAAGTTATGTGGGATACATAAATGGGTTTCAAAACTCCCTACTTTTGATGAAAGATTCCCCGTATTTTTGCGAAATTTTTGCGATGATTTGGGTATAATTAAGAATACGTTTCCTAACATACAGGTGGCTATTGAAGCCCCTATTTTCATTCAGAACCCCAAGACTACTATGCAAATTGCTGCGGTAGTGTATACCGCACAATTTATATGTTCTTGGTGGGATGTGGAATATGCTTCAGTTCAAAATAAGAGTTGGAAAAAATATGCGTTAGAGAAGGGGAATGCGAGTAAACAAGAGATATTTGGCTTTGCTAACATTTTTTGGAAGGATGCGTTTAAGGAACAAGACCACGCAGATGCTGCATGTATAGCCTTATGGGGTAGATTTAATTATTTAGGGGAGGACATATGAGTTTGTCATTTTATATGAAAGGGAAAACCGAGACTAGTGTAGAATATACAGATAAGATACCTAAGGATATGACTGCGGAAGAATTTAAGGAAAAGTATGGGGTAGTTGTGTGGTGTGATTACTTTGGTTGTAAACATAATGTTCAAGTGGCAGACACACAACGAACTACTGGTACTCTGCTTCAGAAACGTGGGTACCAACCCTTAGGTAAAGATGCTGGGGTATGGAGAGGGTTGTGTACTAGAGGTGAGATAGGACTAAAGTATGTCGGAGGTAAGCCAGAGTGTTTTACAACAGCAGTTAGAAAAACTGGGCACATGAGCTTTGCTAGTTTACTACAGTCTGATGGAACTCCCTATGGGGGGAACATAGATTCCCAACATGCTACTGACCAATCCTGGGAGGTACCTACTCAGTGGGATAAAAGCAACCAAGCTCCTAGGAAGGGCCTAAGTCCACCCCAAATTCGGGAATATTAGGAGATATTATGCCAAAGTCATTTGGGCTTGAAGTAAAAAATAAAGCTTTAGAACTCTTTTTACCTAATAATAAGTCTGCTAGAGAAATTGCAGAAATGTTATGGGAAGAATTTGAAGTTAGTGTGAAACCTACTACGATTTATATGTGGGCTAGAGAAAACAATTGGGATGAACATAAAGAGGAAGTGCAAGCCCAAGCTATTCAGCAAATTAAAGAAAGCAGTGGGCAACGTATAGCGAGGATTCAACAAGAACATGCTCAAGAATACACTAAATTAAGAGAAAAAGCTGCTCGTGAACTTGACCATTTAGGTTTTGATAAGGCCTCTGAGGCTGCGAAAGCTCTTGATTTAGGAATCAAGGGAGAACGTCAAATAATGGAGGGAATGATTAATCTTCAGTTTGTGCAAAATGTGTTAAATGTCTTAGTAGAGGAGATAACTGAGGAAGAGGTGTTGAGAAAAGTTGCAACTAAACTTAGGGCATTAATTCACACTGAGGAGCTTGCTGCTATATGACACAAGAAATAACTACTTTTTCTGATGCTTTTGATAAATTAGCTGAAGGATTAATTACCACCCAACAGATTCAAGTGGGGTCTTTTAAGGATTTTTTACTTAATATATGGTCACAAAGTTTTGAACATCCTGAATATTTTAATGCGTGGCATGTAGGACAGATTGCAGACGACATTGAATATTGCTTAGAGAAGGGTTTGAACTATTGTGCGGTACTTCCTCGTTTTCATTTTAAGAGTACCATTTTGGGTCACGCTTTTAGTGTATGGTCACTTTTAAAATCTCCCAGAGACTGTGCGGTACTATATTTATCGTATAGTGATTCAATGGCTAGGTACCACATTTCTGAGATTAATAAGGCTATTTCCAGAAATCCTATATTAACACAATGGATGGTTAATAGGTCACCAAAGGCTGACTTTTCTGCTAGATATTATGTTAATAATAAGCCTATGGATGTTCGGCATGGGGGTCTTTTTTCATTTAAGAGGGGTATGCATGTAAATGGGGCTTTGATTGCAGATGATATCCTACGTGACCCTGAAAATCCCCTCAATATAGGACAAGTGACTAAAGTAGAAGACCATTTTCTTACAGAATCTATGTTTATTCCTCTTAAAGGAGTACCCGTGTTAGTTATGGGTACCCCAATGATGCCTGGTGATTTGTTAGGTAAGCTTCAGGAAGATGACCGTTTCTTCACTAGGGTATTACCCGCCCTTGACCCCGTACCTGGGCGTAGAGTATTGATGCCTGAGTTGTACAGTGAGGAGTGGTTACTCCAACAGCAAAGAGCTAGACCAAAATCCTTTGCTTCGGAGTTCTTATTGGTACCTCACTTCGCTACCGAGAGTTTCTTCAATGATGCGGATATAAGTAAGTGTGAAGATGAGACTTTGCGGGATATACCTACTACTCGTAAATATAAAAAACCAGAAGATTCCTTTTTATTTGCGGGATTTGACGTAGGTAAGAAAAGGCACCCCTCACACCTTGTTATATTTCTGAGGGAGGGGGAGAAAGTTACGCAAATTCACCAATCTTGGTTAGATGGGTGGAATTACTCAGACCAGATTGAGTTTCTTAATGAAGTAGCTGAGAATTTTGACCTTGACCGTGGCTATATAGACAATACTAGAGGAGAATTAGAAGATAGGGGATTGGATTCTCGTTGGCATTCCCTGTCTTTTACATTAAAGTCTAAAAATAACATGGCCCATATTTTTGAGGAATATGTACATTCTGGTCAGTTAAGATTATTGAAGGATTCCCGCCAGAAACAACAGATTTTATCTGTGAATAATGAGTTGAAAGCTCCTGAAACTCCTATGGGGCACGGAGATGCTTTCTTTTCTATTGGTATGGCCCTACTAGCCTCTTGGGAGGTAGGTAAATTTGGAGTTCTCCACTTAGGGAATCTCCAAGGCTTTTTAGACCCTGAAGAACCAGCCGAGTTAAAGCCTGAAGCAGAACAAACGCCTGTAATTGAGGATATAACTAGCGATAAACCTGGCTCCATGGAGTTGCCAGGAGGGGTACAGGTAGATTATGATAGAGGAATCAACGCAGATTTAACTATGGCAGATTGCCCCAATCCAAATTGTGAAGAGATTGTGTGCAAACCTGCATTTTGGGTACCGGAACGAAAACTTTGTATATTTTGTGGGCATAGGGGGTAGGAGATTGATAGACACACATATTTCTGAACAAGCAGAAATCATTTTGGCGCATAGGTATTATTTAAAAGATTCTAATGGTACTCCAAAAGAGGATTATGTAGAATTATTTTGGCGAGTAGCCAAGGCTATAGCGAATGCGGATAAATTTCATGAATCTTTGCCATTTGAAATTACGTTGTTGGAACAACGCTTTTTTGACATGATGTTTAACTTAGAATTTTTGCCGAATTCTCCTACATTGATGAATGCTGGTACTAATCAAGGAACCTTGAGTGCTTGCTTTGTTTTACCATTGGAAGATAGTATGCAGGACATTATGAAAGCTGCCACGGATTCAGCTATGGTGCAGAAATTTGGGGGTGGCACTGGTTTCGCCCTTTCCAAAATTCGTCCCAAGGGGGCCAGAATTGACAGTACTCATGGCGTTGCCTGTGGCCCCATAGAGGTGCTTAAAACCCTTTCTAGGGTGTCTAGTATGATAACCCAAGGTGGTAAACGTGATGGAGCTAATATGGCTGTTATGTCCGTATACCATCCAGATATTGAAGACTTTATTTCATGTAAACAAACTGAGGGAGATATCCATAATTTTAATATTTCTGTGGCTGTAGACACACCCTTTATGGAAGCAGTAAAAGCAGATGAAGAACATCCTCTAATAGACCCCAATAAGGGCACAGTTGTTAATTACGTAAGGGCAAGAGATATTTTTATGAAGATTGTTAAGGGGGCGTGGTCAAATGGGGAACCAGGAATGCTCTTTATAGATAGAATTAATGTTGATAATAAAGTCTTAGGTGCTTATGGCCCAATGATTGCTACCAATCCATGTGGGGAACAACCGCTTTTAGGATATGAAAGTTGTAATTTAGGGTCTATTAATCTAGCTAAGTTTGTAACAGAGAATTATCTTGTACCGTTGGAAAAGGAAGATTGGAAAAAATACATTGATTGGGAACGATTAACTGTGGTAGTGAATACGGCTGTCCATTTCTTGGATAATGTGATTGATGCTAATGACTACAGTATTCCTGAAATTGCTCAAATGACTAAAGCTACTCGTAAAATAGGGTTAGGCATTATGGGCTTTGCTGATTTACTAGTTAAATTACGTATTTCGTATGATGAACCGTTAGCAAGAGAAGTTGGGTCAGCCATTATAGAACATATTAAGATTGTGGCTGATACTCAATCTTTAAATTTGGGGTCTAAGAGAGGCACTTTTCCCGCATGGGAAGATAGTCAGTACAAATTCCATGAAAATTATAGAAATGCGTGTCGGTTGACCGTAGCCCCCACAGGTACTATTTCTATGATTGCAGGCTGCACTAGTGGCATTGAGCCTCTTTTTGCATTGGTGTGGAGAAAGCAGAATATATTGGACGGTAAGACGTTATATTATGTAAACAAGCAATTTGAGTTTGATGCGAAAGAACACGGTTTTTATTCTGAAGAATTAATGAACTTTTTAGCTAATGGGGGGAGTTTAAATGATAGGCCCGAAGTTCCGAGGTGGATTAAAGATATATATATAACAGCCCCAGAAATTTCTCCTGAGGCACATGTGGGTATGCAAGCAGCATTTCAGCAACACGTAGATTCTGGGATATCTAAGACTATTAATTTTGCTTCAGATGCTACTGAAAAGGATGTAGTAATGGCCTACATGCAAGCATATGAAAGTGGATGTAAAGGTATTACTGTTTATCGTAGTGGAAGTAGGGAGAAGGAAGTATTAGTAAATGGTCACACTTCAGAACTTGTTATTACTACGTGTGAATGCGAAAACCCTACCATAGTATTTGCAGATGGGTGCGAATCCTGCAAAAATTGTGGATGGAGTGCCTGTAGTATCTAATAGAGAATTCGGATTTTGATGTATAATAGTGTAGTAGGAGGTAAGTATGGTAGGAATGTTTTTGAAAGATAGGGAAGTACAATATACAGCCAATAGGGATGAAATTACTAATACCTGGCGTATTTTAGACACATGGCATGAAGATTTAAAAAATTTAGGGCCAGACGATGAGATAGAGGATACAAGTAATTCGGTCACTATATTGACGGAGGGGGCTTTCATAGCCTTAGTTAAAGAAGCAGCTAGATTGGGTATTTTACAAAATGCTCAATTAGGAACTGAAGAAGATTTAGACGATTTATTGGATGAAAAGGATGCAGAGATTGCTGACCTTCGGAAACAGTTGGAGGCACCACGAGAAGTGGGGCGGTTATCTGAGAATAAACAACCTAAGAGAACTGAGGGGTTTGTTCTAAAAGAAATGGCAATGAGTAACATTCTGAAGATTGTTTCTATAGCAGACATAGAAGGTCTTACTGAGGATTAATGTATGAGATTATCTGAATATCTACCTGAGGTGCCTAAACTTGCTCAAACAATGATTAATATGAATGAGCAGATTGGTTTCCTAGAATTGATGAAGTCTAGTGGCGAAACAGGCCGTGCGCCTACTATTGGTCTAGACCACGTAGTTAATACGTGGGTACGCCATCAGATGGCCTATCGCCAACAGTTAGTCATGGACTTACAAATGTTGGCTTACTCCATTGAAGAGGTACGTTCCCCATTGCAACACATAACTGGAGAAGTATTCAGGAGAGGCATAGAATGGGTTCCTAAGGTAGAGCATCCAGACCATAAACAGCAAGAGAGATTAGTTAAATTTATGGATGACTGTAATATATTTGACCAATCGTTAGAAGAAGTGCTGCGTCAATTCCATTTTGACCTAAATTCTATTGATGATGCTTTTCTGTATCTTGTTAAAGAATATAAGAAAACTGAAGATGGTAAACTTAGGTCTAAAGTTAATGAAATTCGGAGACTAAATCCCGCCTTGATTGAGTTTGATTTAGATGCTGCGGGACTTCCCAAAAATGCTCACTTCCTATGCCCAATTCACAGGGAAGAAGTTAAGGAAGACCCTAATGATTGTCCCCAGACTGATTGTGACCTCAAACTTCAACCCGTAATGTATAAATATTATCATCGTAACCAACACATTTTCTTGTTGGATGGGGAAGTGCTTCATTTATCTAAGTTCTCCCCTAGTGAGACATATGGATGGAGTCCTATTCTAACTATTTTTGAAAAAGCTCTTACTTTAATAGGTATGGATAAGAATTTGTATAGGTACTTCTTTGAACGGAAGATGCCAGCTTCTATGATGATGGTTTTTACAGATGACCCTGAATCATTGAGGAGAGAACGGCAAAACATAGCTGCTCAAACAAGACTTGACCCCAACTATATACCAATGGTAGCTGTATCGTCCCGAAATAACCGAGGTAGGGTAGATATGGTTAGATTATTCCATACTTTGAATGAAATGGACTATCTTCCTGTTAGAAATGAGATTCGGGAACGTATTGCAGCCATGTGGGGTGTAACTCCTGCTTGGCAGGGCGCACCAGAGGCCTTTGGGGGCCTATCTACCCAAACTCAGCAGTTAGTAGTTATGAGTAGGGTGGTAGAGGGTGACCAACGGCTCTTCCATGAAAAAATATTCCCTCAGATATTGGAAGCTTTCGGAATTACTGATTGGACTCTTAAATTGCCCAATCCTGAGGAGAAAGCAGAGGCTACAAGGATTAGCTTCTCTCAGCAAAAGGCTCAAATAGCACAACAGTTCATTGGGCTAGGATTTGACATTAGATTGAAGGATGATGGCGTACCTGTTGAAGATGCAGAGTTTATGATATACGGTAAACCTGTGAATATGGTTGAAATGCAGGGTGAACAGTTAGCTATGGGCCTGGAACAACAGCAACAACAAATGGACATGATGCAACAACAAATGCAAGGGGGAGAGCAAGGACAGCCAGGACAGCCAGGACAGCAAGCTCCTGTTGCTCCTCCAGGGGTAAATCAAGCCCCTGGTAATACAGGTGCTGCTCCTGGTGGTGGGGAAGGTGAAGGAGCTACTCCTATACCTCCTATGCCGATGCAACGTATGGACTTATTAAAGGATGCTGCGAAGCCTAAGGATTTCGTTTATAATTCTCTTAGCGGAAACAGAAAACCGCATGATGATGAGTACTATGACAATAGGATGTCAGATGATGACCCCCTCAAACCAATAAAGTTGGATAACCCTCAAAATTGGGTGCAAGGATTGATGTCGAAGGGTTTCCCAACGCCCATCATTAAAGAGGTATCTAAGGATGGTAAGAAGATGTGGTTTAGTCAAGATGGAACAGACTATATTGCTAACCTTACACCCCTTGGTGTAAACTTTATAGAGAAAGCCACATTTGGAACTTCATTCGGACAGGGGCCGAACATAAAAGGTTCAAATGGGCCATCGAAAAATCCCCAGATAAGTTATAATGTTGATGACCAAGAGGATGCTGAAGTCGATGCCGATAACTAAACGAGATGGGAAATATTATTGGGGCAGTAAAGGCCCGTTTGATTCCCGAAAGAAAGCTGCGGAAGTAGCCGGGGCCGCACATGCTTCTGGGTATGAAAAAGCTCATTCTCTTCACGATGAGGGGTTGA